ATGAAATCCGAGACGCTAACTGTCCAACAACTTTTTCAAGACCGCCGACAATACTGTGTTCCATTCTATCAACGTGCCTATGTATGGACTCAGCAAGACCAATGGTCAGCTCTACTGGAGGATATCCTAGAGAAAGCACAATCCCGGCTCTCGGGTACAAAACCAACTCCCCATTTCCTTGGTGCGGTTGTACTGGAACCTCAATCAAAAAAAGGATTATTAGGTGTAGATTCCATACATATTATTGATGGTCAGCAACGATTGACCACTCTTCAATATGTTCTGGCATCCATCCGATTAGCATTACGTGCTACGGATCTTTTCAGCTTAGAGGCTCTCATTTCGCCTTGCCTGAAAAACTCAAACGAAGACACAATGCGAAATAAAGAAGTAGAACGCTTCAAACTATGGCCAACTTTTCGGGATCAAACTCATTTTATTCAAAGTTTTAATGTTGAAAATATTGACGATCTCCGGGACGTATTCTCTGATAGTTTCACGCAGCATGGTACGTTGCGTAAGCATTTTAATCACCCGCCATCACTAGAAGCATTATGTTTTTTTACTGAAGCCTTTATAAAATGGATTAAAATAGAAAACCACTCACCACAAGAAAATGCTGTAGCTCTAATTGAGGCTGTCTTAACAGATCTGAAACTGGTAAGCATATTTCTCGAAGCTGAAGATGATGCCCAAATAATTTTTGAAACATTAAATGGGCGAGGGGCGGAACTTCATGCCACGGATCTTATTCGCAACTATATCTTTATGTGCGCTGAGCATGAAAATATTAATGCTATTGAATTATATGAAAATGAGTGGAAGAGCTTTGAAGATAAATACTGGTCGGAAAAGCAACGCCGTGGACGTATTAATAAACCACGCATGGAGTGGCTAGTACATGCGACATTGCAATCAGAAAGGCAGCGTGAAATTGATCTGTCTCGCCTTTACAATGAGTATCGTGATTATGTAAGTAAGGACTTGTCTTCACAACGAGCAGATCTGCAAGTAAAGCGCCTCAAACAATATGCATCACAATATAAAGAATTGGTTGATGGTTTTGGCACAACCCCCATCTCACACTTTGGATATCGCATCGCAGACTATGATGTGACGACACTTTATCCGCTTGCTTTGTTCATTTCGATAGCTAACATCGCTGATGATGAGAAAGCAGCCATGTATAATGATCTTGTCTCCTACGTAGTACGAAGAGCCGTATGTGGCCTGACGCCAAAGAATTACAACAATGTATTTATGAATGTATTGCGGCACTTGTCTAAAACGGAAATTTCCAGTGTTGAGTTACGTAATATCCTCAATAGCTTAAATGGCGAAGCCTCACGTTGGCCTGGTGACTCAGAATTTCTCAATGCTTGCATCAATGCTCCACTTTATCCTGGCAGGCTCGACGCACCGAAAATGCGCTCAATGTTAACGGAACTTGAAAGAGAACTTTGTCGCCAAGTGAAGACAGAGAAGCCTGATGGTCCAAATCTTTCCAATCTCGATATCGATCATCTTATGCCTCAAAGTTGGTTTTCCTGTTGGCCTCTCGAAAATGGTCATATGGTGACAAATTCAGATGCTACGGTATTGAACCAAATTGTTCTGTCTGGAACCGATCTTACCCCTGAACAGCTACTGGTAAGGAAACGGCAACAAGCGATAGCTACGTTGGGAAATCTAACTTTGCTTAACCTTAGCGTAAACCGTTCTGTTCAGAATGCTGTATTTCTGAAAAAACGTGATGCTCTCATCGTCCACACCAATCTACGACTGAACATTCCACTTATAGTTAAGGATAAATGGGATGAGGATGAAATCCTGGAGCGGGGTAAAAAGTTGGGGGAAATTGCATTGAAAGTATGGCCAAAACACGATTAATGCAATTAATAAAATGATTATAGCGGCCTTACATTAGTAAGGCCGCTACTCACTATTAAATCCTTTAATTTGCATCAAGAACAGCAGTGTCAGCCCTAGGTCTCGGACTTTGTACCGCTTATCTTGTCTTCAAAAATCAGCTCACACCCTGCACAGTTCAGCGCATTGCGTTGTAGATCGGTATTCTGGTCATTTGTTGATACGCGTACATAACCAATAAGCATGATAGATCTCCCTGACAAAAGCAGGAATGATGCCATTTGCTTGTTATTTCTGCATTTTCATAAACGTTGGTTTGGGAGAAGCGGCAAAAAGGAATGTGGGGACAGGGACGAATCAGATACCTGATATGGGTAGCTTCACGCTTTCTGTTTCAGGTACTGGATATCAAAAATTACCATCTGGTTTTATTCTTCAGTGGGGCTCAATCGGCGCACCAGGCATTGCACAGGATGTGGTAACCCATTTTCCGATTGCATTTCCAAACCGATGTCTGCGTGTTTTGGTCTCACAAGACTACACACCAGATAGCGGGTCTGTTGGTTATATTGCCTGCGCAGCTTTTAGTTCCGACCCGGTTAAATTTATATCCAGAGCCAGTACTCCAGGTCTCGGCGCTTCATTTTTAGCGTTAGGCTGTTAATTTAGCTATATGGAGTGAAAAATGAATTACATATATTCCGCGACTACAAACTCTTTCTATCCACTGGAAATGAAAGAGGATTACACTCAAGCTGACTCATGGCCAGATGATGCTGTTGAAGTTGATGAGCAAGCGTATATTGAGTTTTCCGGATTACCGCCGAAAGGAAAAATCCGTATCGCTGGAGAAAATGGTTTTCCTGCATGGTCTGAAATTCCACCACCAACACATGAGGAACAGATTGCTGCAGCCGAACTGGAAAAGCAGCAATTGATTAATCAGGCCAACGATTATATGAACAGTAAACAATGGGCTGGTAAAGCGGCTATTGGTCGTCTGAAAGGTGAGGAACTGGCGCAATATAATTTGTGGCTGGATTATCTGGACGCACTGGAGCTGGTCGATACTTCCAGTGCGCCAGATATTGAATGGCCTACGCCTCCGGCAGTTCAGGCCAGATGACATCTGGCGCGGTGCTGGTATCAGTTGCTGTCACCGCGTCAATGTAATCCAGCACAACGTTAAGTCTGGTAGTTTCTTCTTGCGTCAGTTTGCGCCCGGCCTGCAGCTTTAACTGAATCACGCTGATATTGGCCATTGCTGCGTCTATCAGCGACTGTTTTTTCTGTTCAGCGTCAGCTACCAGTTCATCATGAGAACGTTCCGGAGGGAGCGGCGCAGTAAATATCCCGTCTGAATACGCCCAGCCGATTCCGGGCTGCTCACTGATATCAGAAATATTAATGAGCTGCAGATTATCCGGCACAGTGAATTCATCCTCGCCATCCCAGACAATGACATTCACAACCATCCCATTTTCAATAACTGCATATGACGCATTCATTATGCAAACTCCTCGATAATACAAACCCCAGCAGCACCTTTCCCGCCCGTCATACTGGTTCCGCTATAACCTGCATCGTATGCACCACCTCCGCCTGAACCAAATGCCCTGCCTCTATCCGCGCTGCTGCCGTGATTGACCTGGCTTGTAGGATTTCCAGCCCTCACCTTTATGATTTTCGCAGTAGCCTGACGGATCTGTAGTGGTAGAACGACAGCCGCGAACACGGCAGGCTTTTGGGATTCGTGGCGGCATATGGAAAACTCCGGATAGAAATTATGATAGAAACCATGTTATTTAATAGCGTTTCAATCCGTTAAGTAACAATGGTTATGCTCGTAAAGGACGCCCTGATGACAAATAACTACATGAATGATTTCCTCAAATACTCACAGCCATATGTTCCAAAGGACTACAATCTTGCAAATGAATTTCATAGACGCCTTATATGCTGGATAAATGATTTTCACCGTGAACTTGAAGAAGAGTATGAGGTAGGAGGACAACTAGCTAGCTTTGGTAAAAACATTGAATTTCATTTCACAGACATAAGCTACTGGAATCCATCATTAATTTCTTTCATTGGTACTCTGGAGGATGGCAGTCCTGTAGAACTTGTTCAGCATGTATCTCAAATAAATGTCCTGCTAATCCGAAAAAAACGCTTATGCTTAGAGACCCCTAAAAGACCGATTGGGTTTGCTGATTGGGGTGAATACGACTCCTTTAAAGGAGATAATTGATAACTTTATTGCGGGCGATAATTGCCCGCAATCTCGTTTGCCTCATAACTGGCTAATACAGTTGCGCTGTACTGCTTTGTTATGTGCCAGAATATCCCGCTTCGTAAGCTTATCCAGCACTTCAATGTCCTGACCTGTGAGGTAGATGATTCTTACCCAGTCACAGGCCGTGTCCGTTACTTCAGGTTTTGCGGGTAAAGTTTTCGCGCAACTCACGGTCAACATCGTCATCAGGTAGATGATTAACAGTCTGCTGTACATCCCAGGCTCCTTTTGTTGTCTCTACCCTACGTTCTGCAACGGCTTCAGTAGCAGCTGCACGTTCTTCAGTGCGTTGCTGGTCCGCTTTTGTTTCTGCGATACTTGTACCGCGTGATTTACCCAGACCAAAAGCACCTGCAATTGCAGCCAGCACAGCAACAACCAGGCCGATAATCATTTCAAGTCCCATAGTGACCTCATACCAGTGCGGCTTTTGCTTTGGCGTAACGTTCACGGCGGTCTTTAATGCCATTCTGTCCGCCGTTAATAATCTGCGTTACACGTTCCACGTCACCCGAATACATCAAGCAACCGCGTAACGTGAAGTACCACGCCGCCGAACGGGCCGCATGTCGCTCCTGCGTTAGCAATTCTGGTGTACTGACAAGGTCAAGTTTCAGCGCCGCACCACATTTGGTGTAGTTCTCACGGCCAGTAATTTGAAGCAGGCCACGACCGCGATATTTCCAGCCGTCACCCTGGCTGTTATTCCCCATGCGGTCACCGTAAACCAGATTGGCTATTTGCGGCTGGTGAGCGACCTGTTTACCATCGACACGCCCCAGCATTTCGCACTGGTACGGCGTCAGACGCTTACCAAAGGTTTTCTTCAGCCCTTCAACCGAGTAGTTAAAACTCTCTGCCAGCGAAGTAAATCCTGCAGACTCATGCCCGACTTGTGCAATGAACATGGCCTGATCATTAACTGCTGTAATACCAAACTCTTTCATTGCCGCATCAATGTGCGGAAACCAGCGTGCAGAAACATCGGCGCTGATACCAGCCGCCTGCTGAAATTGTGATTGGTTCATTAGTGCCTCAGATGGTCAACCAGACGTGCCACATTGCCTCTGACGGCGACCAGCACGGACAGGAAAATAATGTTGGCCACGATAGTGGCCCACGATGAATAAGGGTAGATACCGCACAGATACGCCAGCGGTACGGCGCTATAAATGACCGTAAGCAGCCACGCTAAGCGAGATATCCACGGTCGATGTCTGGAGTCGCCACGACGATAAAACATCAGAGTAATAACAACACAAGCACATAACAGCGCATTTATAGTTGCTGTCGGGTCATTTAGCTCCACCTGAACCTCCCCGGCGCGTTATGAGCGCCACCAGCGAGCCGATATCCTGATTATTCAGGAACGTCAGGATTTTAACGGCTAAAGCAGAGACGATTACGGCACCAATAGCATCCAGAGGTTTATCACTGTATCCGGTCAAGTTCGCCAGCTTGGAGCCAACCAACCCAGAGCAAAGGATCCCGGCAATATATGACACGATAAAATATGCTAGTCGGCGCGATGCACTCAGATCTGCTGCTGTTGCTATGTAGAATACAGCCCCTGCAAATGCGCCAAATACAACGCCGTAATCAGTTCCGGTCAGCAGTCCATAAATACTAGCGCCCGTTAGGGCTCCACCAGCTAACCCTGTGCCGGAAATCGGATCGGACATTAGCCACCTCTTATTGCAGTGAGTCCTCTCAGAAATAGAAATGAGAGGAATAAAAAAGGCCACCATTTGGCAGCCATAGAATTGATGTAATTATAACTAATTCATTAACTATTTCTTAATGATGCTATTTAACATTTCTAATGCAAAAAGCAACATGGAGCTAATAAAATACAATATAACCGCACTGGCAATCGCTCCAATTATAGCCTGGACACTCCAGTGAAAGTAATTTTTACCATTAATAACAAACTTAACACTAGGAAACAAAAAGTCGATAAGCTTAATTATTAATGGAATAGCAAAGCTCCATAAGTTCGAAAACAAAATAAAGATACAAATAAATGATAAAGCAAATGCACCATCGATTGATAGTTTTGGCGCCAGTTTTGAGGCTGTCCATAAGCTAAGCAAAAAGCCAACTGTCACACCTGAAATCTGGATACTTAACATAGTCCAAGCTGTTCTAAAAAATCTAAATTTATTTTTGCACTTGTTAAGTAAATCCTGAATCGTAATCCATAACGAGTCAACCCACTCATTATCTTCCGATGCTACAATCATTGTGCTGCTATTTGAATTCCTCTCATCAATTCGTAGCTCCATCCAAGATCCATTCATCCTGTTAGACTGTCGACTTTGATAAGTTTCAATAGTAAAATTTATTTGATCAATCCTAGTGGCCTGTCTAAAGTATTTCACAAGCTCACCGATAGAATCAACTTTATACCCCTTACCATCGAACAAAATAAAAAAAACACATTGAGCACAAACTTCCCTACTTTCCTTTTGAGCTTGCTCATTCATTTTAACGCAGCGTTCGACAATTGCCGTGCTTAAGCTAATCAAGCTATCTTCATTTATAGAAACACCTGAAATATTCTTGCTTCTGTAAAAATATGACACTTTCGATTCCACTCCGCACCAGTCTCGATTTAGCGCAGGTTAACATAACCACTTCATTGGTAGAAGAAAAGAACTCTTCTTGTCAGAAAGCTACTGTGATATCCCTAAACCTGCAGATGATACAGAACAAAATTTAAGCATCAATTGTAGGCGATTTTAAATTCACTTTACAGTTTAGGCTGCCAATTGGCAGCCGATTGAAGCAGAAATCAATGAGTGCTCATCGATGAATTTTTTTCAGCGCCAATCTCACTCAAAAAAGCAAAACCTTTTGACGTTATCTCATTAGCAATCAATCCACCTTCGGCAGATTTGCTTCGTATAACATCGATAAAACCTATATCAGCAAGATCTGAAATAGCAAAGTTAACCTCTTTTGCTGAGAGATGAGGTAATGATGCAGCCTGAATTCTAGAATCCTTTGGCTGCAATTCATTCACTCGACGTAGTATTTCAAGATGGATAGAGGTCAGTTTCATAATGTTCTCCTGTTTTTAATGTTGTTTTACAGAAAACATTATAACACATTGATTTTGATGTAGATTGAATAGAAAAAAACCATAAAAAAACCTCGCAATAGCGAGGTCGTAAAAATTGTTCAACGATAGATACACAAGCCCCATCGTTGAGAAAATCTTATCCATATTTTTTGAGAAATACAAGTATTATGTCGTTATCTTCGGCGAAAATCGCTTATCTCGTCACCCTTCTCAATTGTGCTTCAGCGTAAGCTTCCTCCTGCCAGCACTTTGTAACCAGTTTATCAATGACATCTGCATATCCTTTGTACCACTGATAATCCGTCAGGTCTGGTACCAGCTTCTGGACATGAAGCCGCGCCAGTGTGGTTGGTAAACGGCTAAACCGGTTTCCACTGCAACGCCCACAAATCTTATAAACAGGCGTGCCATGAAGCCGGGTTCTTTTTTCATCCAGGACAATACCTTTACCCTTACACCCTCTGCACGCGGTGCTGACTTCTCCCTTACCATGGCAATGCTGACATAGTTCCTTCACCCTTATCACGCATGGCACTGGCATGTTTCATGATGTAACGCATGCCGGTGATGTATTGCCCCTCATGCTGACTGGCGCGGCTGTATGGGGGATTACCAAAGGCAGCACCTTCAAGCTCCGCAAGACGTTCTGACCAGTCATGCGCCAGCGCGTTGTCTTCCGCCGTGTAATACGCAGCACATTTGGCGTTATCACCGTCAGTGAACAGATCCAGAACAAACGGGCCAAACAGGGTGTTAATTCCCCAGAAAATGTTATCCGGCGTGCGCCACTGATCGCCCACTTCCTTCAGTTCATGGGCTGGTTTGTTCCGCAGTTCCACCAGCGCCTGGCAATATTTATTACTCATTAAGCCCCCACGTAATTCCCTGACAGATACCACTCTTCACCCGATGCAGCGCGCTTGCTGCTTTTCCGTAAGCACCGCTCCTTGTTGTTGGGGAATAACCAGGTCCACCTCGCCTGATGTGGCTAAAAGCAGGCACATAACAGCTAAGTATTTTCAACCAGAGAGAATCCTTAGCGTTGTGGTGAATGCGGCTCAGCGCACGCGGGTTAAGGTTGAGGCTGACAGTCGACCTTCTGTGGATACCCACCCGTCTGGTGTGCAACCTTCGCCAGGCACCGGGAGGCACCCGGCACCACAACTTTATGCTGTGTGTAGTCCTGGCGGTACCAGTTTGTACCCTTGCTTCCGGCTGGTACCGCTCTTTTTACAAAACAGAGAAGAGCATCACCGGACGACGGGCTCATAACCCAATCCATCCGGGCGGCTGCCACCGCAGGTGTTCTTCTCTGTTTTGTGGAGAAACTAATCGGCCTTGCAGGGTCGATATGATGAGGAGCAGCAAAATGGCTAGCGAACGCAGTACTGATGTGCAGGCATTTATCGGGGAGCTGGACGGCGGCGTATTTGAAACCAAAATCGGCGCAGTTCTCAGTGAAGTCGCTTCCGGTGTGATGAACACGAAAACCAAAGGGAAGGTCTCACTCAATCTGGAAATCGAACCGTTTGATGAGAACCGTGTGAAAATCAAACACAAACTCTCATATGTTCGCCCGACTAACCGCGGGAAAATTTCCGAAGAAGACACCACCGAAACGCCAATGTATGTCGATCGCGGTGGTCGCCTGACTATTCTGCAGGAAGACCAGGGACAATTACTGACTCTTGCCGGTGAACCTGACGGAAAACTCCGCGCAGCAGGTCGTTAATATCGTTCTTAATAAACTGATTATTTATCTCATCACTGAATATCTTTATATAGTGAGGACTTATTATGTCTCAGAACTTAGACGTAACCGCAATTAATCAAATCCATGCCCTTATTTCTGCTCAGGGTGTTAATGAAATTATCAGTAAGATTGGTGCCGATGCTGTGGCATTGCCTGAGAATTTCCGCATTCATGATCTGGAAAAATTTAATTTAAATCGTTTCCGTTTCCGTGGTGCGCTTTCCACTGCCAGCATCGATGACTTTACCCGTTATTCTAAAGATCTTGCAGATGAAGGCACCCGCTGCTTTATCGATGCCGATAATATGCGTGCCGTCAGTGTGCTTAACCTGGGTACTATTGATGAGCCAGGTCACGCAGATAACACTGCCACTCTCAAACTGAAAAAGACAGCACCGTTCTCTGCTCTGTTGTCTGTTAACGGCGAGCGTAACTCCCAGAAGTCACTGGCAGAATGGATCGAAGACTGGGCCGACTACCTTGTGGGCTTTGATGCTAATGGTGATGCCATTCAGGCAACAAAAGCGGCTGCGGCAGTCCGTAAAATCACGATTGAAGCAAACCAGACCGCTGATTTTGAAGACAATGACTTCAGCGGCAAACGCTCCCTGATGGAGTCTGTCGAAGCGAAGACCAAAGATATTATGCCTGTGGCATTTGAATTTAAATGCGTTCCGTTTGAAGGCCTGAAAGAACGTCCGTTTAAATTACGCCTCAGCATTATCACTGGCGATCGTCCTGTACTGGTTCTGCGCATTATTCAGCTGGAAGCAGTGCAGGAAGAAATGGCTAACGAATTTCGTGATCTGCTTGTTGAGAAATTCAAGGACAGCAAAGTAGAAACCTTTATTGGTACTTTCACCGCCTGATTTCATTACTGCAAATGCCCCTGCGGGGGCATTTATGGAAACGTAATTGACTCAATAATCGCCGGATGGTGAGGGCTTCCTTTTACCAGAATTCAGCGCGGTGCAGCGCATATACGTGGAGAACAAAATGTCATTTATTAAAACTTTTTCCGGGAAGCATTTTTATTATGACAGGATAAATAAAGACGACATCGTTATTAACGATATCGCGGTTTCTCTTTCAAATATCTGTCGCTTTGCAGGACATCTTTCACATTTCTACAGCGTCGCCCAACATGCGGTGCTTTGCAGCCAACTGGTACCGCAGGAATTTGCTTTTGAAGCGTTAATGCATGATGCAACAGAAGCGTATTGCCAGGACATCCCGGCGCCACTGAAACGCCTTCTTCCTGACTATAAACGGATGGAAGAAAAAATAGACGCTGTAATCCGTGAGAAATACGGGTTACCCCGGTTATGAGCACGCCTGTGAAATATGCCGATCTCATCATGCTGGCAACCGAACGCCGCGATCTCGGGCTTGATGATGGCTCTTTCTGGCCTGTACTGGAAGGCATCCCGGCAACAGAGATGTTCAACGTGATTCCACTGGCACCGGGCCAGGCCTACGGGATGTTTATGGAACGTTTTAACGAGTTATCGGAGTTACGCAAATGCGCATGAATGTTTTCGAAATGGAAGGGTTTCTTCGCGGGAAATGTGTACCGCGAGATCTGAAAGTGAACGAAACAAATGCTGAGTACCTGGTACGTAAATTCAACGCGCTTGAAGCTAAATGTGCGGCACTGGAAAACAAAATAATACCAGTGTCAGCTGAACTGCCACCAGCAAATGAAAGTGTTCTGTTATTTGATGCTAGTGGAGAAGGCTGGCTGATTGGCTGGCGTTCTCTCTGGTACACATGGGGGCAAAAAGAAACCGAAGAATGGCAGTGGACATTTCAGGTCGGGGACCTTGAAAACGTCAATATCACTCACTGGGCAGTAATGCCGAAAGCACCGGAGACTAAGAAATGAGCGTGATAAAAACTCATACAGGAATTGTTATCTCACCCGAGACGGTGAAAAGCGGATGAAATTACATTCCACTGAAACGTCCTGGGTTGCCGGACGTTGTGAATCCTACGACAAAAAGACTGGTTACCGTTGGGGTGCGCCAAACATGCGTCGCCGTCTTATCCTGGACAGCATCAGGCCAATAAAACAGGTAGCAACCAGAGAACAAAATTAATTATCAGGACTGGAATTTGATATTACTGCCCGAGTGCAGCGGGCTAAGTGGAGAAACAGCCATGGCAAAACTAATGAAAGCGAGCCAATGGGGACGCCGTGAATTCTCTAATGGCTCAATTCCTGACAACCGAACGATAAAACGTTGGGTCGAGAACGGTCTACTCATGGGACGCATCGTGGACGGTTCTGTTTTTGTCTGCGAAACAGAAAAATGGGGAGTCGACTCAATGGTTAGTCAAGCTGTTCGCAAGTTAATAAACGAGGGGTGACCATGGCGGCAAGGCCACGTAAAAAAGAATACAGACATCTTCCTGATTATCTGATTTTTGATAAAGATCGAGGTGTTTATAAATTCACACTTATTACCGGAAAGAAGAAAAATATAGGTAAGGATAGGGCAATAGCTATTGCAATCGCCAGAGAGTACAACCTGAGGATGAGACCAGAATTATCTCCATCAGTAGAAAATCTTATTAGAGAATCTGGCGGTGTTATCGGAGAAGCAAAACCATTTGCTGAACATGTTGATCACATAATGACCCGGATTATCGAAGACGAACGTCCTTCCCAGAGTACCTTAGATGACTGGAAAAATGACGCTCTACGCGTAAAAGCGTTTTTCGTAAATGTTCCGGCATGCGATATCGAACTTGAACACGTTAATACCTACATCAACAAATATCATGCCAGCGCATCCGCAAATGTGCAGAACAGAAAGGTCAGCTTTCTTAAAAAGTTGTTCTCTTATGCGGTCGATGAATCACTAATGCTGGATAACCCGGCCATCAGAAAAAAAATGCGTAGGACTGATGAGAAGAAAAGACGGCGCCTGTCACTCGAGCATTTTATAGCTATCAGGCAGGCCGCTGCACCATGGTTAAGAACAGCAATGGATCTAGCATTGCAAACTACACATGCACGACTCGAAGTATCGCGAATCCGTTACTCAATTCGCGAACCTAAAGACGGCATCTGCGGGTGCGTATGGTTAGAACAGCCAAAAAACGGTATTTATGGGACACTATATATCCATAGGCAGAAAGTACAAAAAAAAGAGGCATCACACGTTGCAATACCGATTGGTGAAGAGTTGAAACGGATAATTGACGATAGCAGAGATAATGTGGCAAGTCCGTTTGTCGTTCACAGGATCCCAGAACGCCAAGTTAAACGAAGCAAAGAGGTTTCACATCCGACACAAGTTGCCCCAGATTATTTAAGTAGATCGTTTTCCGCAATTCGTGATCGGTTGAGACTATTTGACAATGTACCCATGGAAGAAAGACCAACCTTCCACGAAATCCGTGCGCTGGCGGCACACCTTTTCGATCAGCAGGGAATAGATCCGCAAGGCCGCATGGCACACAGCGACGCCAAATCTACAAAAATTTATACTAAAAATCATATCGATTGGGTGTGTGTACCTCATGCTGAAATTTTAGCGAAACCTGAAATTACTAAAAATTTTCGCTAGTTTCCCCTGAGTAAGTCTCACTTCGCAAGTCAATGGTATCGTGCTTCATCGAATCATTGACTTGTTCAAATAGTTCAAAATCGAACCATGAAAGATGAGAAATTTCATCAGCACGAAATATTATATCCATATTTTTCACTTTATGCCTTTTTTGGGAGTCCATTGTAATAGCTGAACTCACTAGTACTTCTGATGGATATGAATTCGTAAAGGTGATGGAAAGAGTATCTTTATCTCTATAGCCTGACATAATAGGGAAAATTGATATATAACTATTTGGCGCTTCGCTTTCTGTTGGTTCTTGAATTCCATTAACTATACCAACATAAACTTTCCGTGAAGATAAGGTTATTAGAATCGGTTCTTTAGGACTGCTTTCTAATGCATCTAAAAGCATACTATCCAAAGTTGAGTTAGAAATTGTTTTTCTTAATACTCTAAGTTTCTTAGCATGAAAGATGTTTTCATGATGTTTCTTTTCACAAAAGAAACCAAAAAACATATTTTTTAACCAAACTAAAGCCACCCAAATTAAAGAAAATATAATTGATGATAATGAAATCAAAGCAAGCCATGTTTCAGCTTTATTACCATTTATTATTTTCTTGACATTAAGAATATCTGAAAGCATTCCTATTGGGTGAAAATTAGGAAAGAAATATTTCACTACTACTGCTGCTAAAATCACAAAAACAACACTCATTGTTCCATGAGCTGCAACTTTTATATACAAAAGTTGGCCATCGTATCGATGCAATTGATAGTAATGATATAAATTAGCGACTACTAAAATGTAGCCGCTAACAAGAATGGGAATCAGTAGTAAAGCAATCAC